TATCGAAGCGATTGCGGAGAAAGGGTATGATGCTGCGGTGCAGTCTACGGATGAGGAGTTTAAATCAGATCTCCAGAATAAAGTCAAAGAAAAGTTGTATGCTCAGTTAAAGGCCGGGTCACTTGTAGGGCATGAAACTACATGGCAGATGGCGATCGCAATGTCCATTGGAAAGGTGAAAGAAAAATTTGAGAGCATGAACAGAACAGCTACAGGGATTGCAGTATGGGTGAATACTTTGGATGTTTATAGATATGTCGGAGCAGCCGATATCACATTGCAGACTTCGTTTGGAATGTCGTACATTAAAAACTTCCTTGGTGCAGATGTCGTATTTGTGACATCAGAAATTCCAGAAAAAACAGTAATTGCAACCCCACTAAACAATATGATCGCATACTATGTGGATCCAGCAGATTCCGAGTTTGTGAAAGCCGGACTGTCGTATACTACGGATTCAGCAACTGGGTTCATCGGATTTCATGCTCAGGGAACTTATGAAAGAGCGATTTCAGATATGTTTGCAATTATGGGGCTTCGTATTTTTTGCGAGTATATGGATGCCATTGCATATATGTCGGCAGGCGGTGAAAATACACAGAAACTTGGGGAGTTAAAGGTAGCATCTGTGAAGGGTTCTGAAAACGGAAAGACTCTCCCATCTGTAGATAAGCAATTGTCATCTATGAATAACTGCTGGAAGTATAAAACGAAAGCAGGTAGCGCGGAAGCAGTAACTTATGGAATGGATGTGAAAACATGGAAGAAATGGGACGGAGTTTCTGAAATTGATGGAACAAATGGAGAACATTTGACAATCGTGGAAGCAGATCCTGGGTTTAAAGCTGTTGCCAAAGGCAGTGCAGTGATCGTATCTCAATAAATGGGTAGGTGATGAGATGTTAGACGACTTGAAAATCCTTTTGGGGATTGATAGTTCTGACAGGGATTCTGATGAAAAGCTTTTGTTGATTCTGGAATCTGTAAAAAATAGACTAAAACTGCTTCTCGGCGGTATGGAAGTACCGCCGAGTATGCAGCATATTGTTACAGATGTAGCTGCGGTACGTTTTAATCGTATCGGGTCAGAAGGAATGTCATCACATACTGTAGCGGGAGAGAGCACATCCTATTTAGAAAATGATTTTGCTCCTTATATGGAGGAGATACAGGCGTATCTCGATTCCGTAGGTGGAATTAAGAAAGGAAGGATTCGGTTTTTATGAGATACGATAGACCTGTATTCTTTCAAACGGTAGTACAAGGAGTGTATAATCCCACAACAGGAGATTATGCGGAAGATTATATAACCGAAACAAAACGGTATGGGAGTGTTTCTGATACTGGTACAGAAACGATGAATTTAGTTTACGGTGAGATTAAGCAAGGGAGCTTGACCATCCAACTACAGACGCACTATAAGGAGCTATTTCACAGGATTCGCGTTGGAAGGAAAGTATACAGAGTGGATTTTGAGCGGAAACTGCGGACAAAGCATGTGTTTGTAGTATCGGAGGTGCAGTGATGGCTACGTTAAAAATCGAAGGAATCGCAAAGCTGAATAAAGGTTTGAAGAAGCGGATGGATATGAGCGCTGTGCAGACAGTTGTACGGAAAAACGGGGCAGATATGCAAAAGAAAGCGCAGAGGAATGCTCCAGTCGATACCGGGACACTGAAAAGAAGTATCGGTATTGACATCTCTGATGGTGGGATGACCGCCACTGTCGAACCAACAGCTGAGTATGCGCCTTATGTAGAACTCGGAACCCGATTCATGGAAGCCCAACCCTATTTAAAACCCGCATTTGAGGAGCAAAAGAAACAGTTTGAAAAAGATTTACAAAAGCTTGTGAGGTGAGATATGGATCCACAGCAAGAATTATTTACAAAATTACTTACAGAGATCAAAGCATTAGGATATGACGTATATGACGGATTCTTACCGCCGGATGGTACGCCGTATCCTTTTGTGTATCTCGCAGACAGCCAATTGATCGATGATGCGAATAAGACCGCTGTGTTTGGCAGTGTCCATCAGACAATCCATGTTTGGCACAACAATCCAAGACAGAGAGGAACGGTATCAAAAATGCTGTTGGCGATCAAAACCACATGCAGAAGACTGGATCATACCGAAAATTTTGCATGGAATGTCCGGAATGTAAATCAGAGGATTCTTCCGGATACAACAACAAAGCAGCCTCTTTTACACGGGTTGCTGGAAATAGAATTTAGTTTTAGTTAGAGAGGAGAAAAAGCATGTTTGAGACAGGATTACAGTTATTTGCAGAGGCGGTATCTGGCAAGAAAATTGTATATTTGTACCGCCTTGCAGAAAAAGCGAAACAGGAAGCAGCAAAGAATCTTGCGTTTACAACGGAGAATGGAAGAACCAAGAGTAAGGATGCAGATTCTACTGCAACGAAAGACGGTACAATCCGTACACCAGGAGCTGCGGAGACAGAAATTACAGCCACTGCTGTTTTGGCAAAAGGCGATAAATTGATCACAGAACTTGAGGACGCTATGGATTCCGATAAACTTCTTGAAATTTGGGAAGTAAACCTTGAAGAAGCAGCGGAAGCGGGTCCGAATAAATTTAAGGGAATGTATTTCCAAGGATATCTCACAGAAGTTGAGGTCACGTCTTCTGCAGATGAGAATGTGGAAGTATCCCTTACTTTTGGCATCAACGGATCAGGTAAACGCGGAGATGTAACCGTGACAACGCAGCAGCAGGAAATCGCGAATTACGTGTTTAAGGACAGCGTGAAAGAGGGGGAATAATGCCCTCTGACGATGTAGCCTTAATCGGCAGAGGTAAAGTAGGAAAGGCAAAAGTAGGAAAAGAATAGATCATGTACATAGAGGGCGGCAAGACCGCTCTCTTTTTAATGGAGGAATAAAAAATGATGGAATTAACAATTAACGGACAGGTGTACCAGTTTAACTTTGGAATGGGATTTTTGAGAGAAATCAACAAGCAGACGAATATGCCTGTGGATGGATTGCCGGGAGTAAAAAAAGACGTAGGATTCCGGTATGCGCTTATGAACTTAATAAATGGTGATCCGGATGCATTGGTAAACATTCTTGATGTTGCGAATAAAGGGCAGAATCCGAGAGTGACAAGAGGCCTTTTGGATGAGTATATCGACGATGAGGACACAGATATTGATGAGCTTACAGAAACAGTAATGGGTTTCTTGAAGAGTGCCAATGCTACGAAAAAAGCTACAAAAGAGATTGTGGACGCTGTGGAGAAAGAGAAACAGAGAATGGAAGAGGAAGAAGCGAAGAAGAGAGAGTTGATGATGTAGATTTTGAAGAATCCTACAGAGAGGCGGCGTTGAATTGTTTCCGATATCTTGGCTTTAAAAGCTTTGAAGAAGTGGATAGGTTGACAATTCCAGAATACACCCTGCTCATGGAGGCTGTGCAGCTAAGAGAAGTAGACAGGGACTACCGAAATCATCTGCAGGCATTCTTAAATTTTGCTGTAAAAGCAGAGAAAAAGGTTGGAAAGAATAGGTCGAAACCAGTGTATCAGAGATTCAGAAAATTCTTTGATTACGAAAAAGAAGTGGATCGCATAAAGAGCCGCAAGAAGAAAAATGAAAGATTAGACATAATCGGCAGGATGATGAAAGGAGAGTGATGGCATGGCAGAAAGTTATTCAGTAAAGGCAATATTATCTGCACAGGATAGAGGATTTACGTCTGCTTTCAAATCTGCAATGGGTACCGTAAGCAATTTAAAAAGCACGCTCACGAGTGGAATAGGGTTCGGGATCATGGCCGGAATTGGGCAAAAGGCATTTGGTGCTGTCACATCCAGTATTGGTGGTATGGTGTCAGAGTTAAATTCTTCCAGCGCTGCATGGAAAACATTTAATGGAAACATGTCGATGGTTGGCAAAGGCGCTGACGAGATTGCATCTGTAAAAAAGGAATTGCAAGAGTTTGCAGAAGATACTATTTACAGCGCATCTGATATGGCGAGTACTTATGCTCAGCTGAGTGCAGTAGGTATTAAAAGCACGAACAAGCTTGTAAAGGGATTCGGAGGGCTTGCGGCGGCAGCTGAGAATCCAAAACAGGCAATGAAAACTTTAAGCCAGCAAGCTACACAGATGGCAGCGAAACCAACGGTTGCATGGGCAGACTTTAAACTTATGATCGAACAGACTCCGGCTGGTATATCGGCAGTCGCAAAAGAAATGGGCATGACTACCACGGAGCTGGTGCAGAATGTGCAGGACGGAAAAATCGCGACAGAAGATTTCTTTGATGCTATCGCAAAAGTCGGCACAAATGACGCATTTACGAAGCTTGCTACAGAGTATAAGACTGTAGATCAGGCAATGGATGGTCTGACCGAAACAGTAAGTAATAAGCTGGCACCGTCATTTGATGTTTTATCCGGTCGAGCGATTAAATCTTTGGACGGGATAATTAATAAAATTGGAGATCTTGATGGAGATGCAATCGCAGGAAAATTAACTGGATTTCTCGATAAAGCAAGTGGGTACTGGAATGTTTTAAAAACAGAAGCATTAGAAGTGAAGAACGCTTTTGGAGATGCTTTTTCCGCAATTGGAGAAGATCTCGGAAAGATTACAGGTGCGTTTGGCTCCACGGAAAGCATCAGTTCTTTTGCTGGTGTAATGGACTCTGCGAGTGGGGCATTGCAAACATTTGCCGGATTCCTGAAAGAACATTCGGAGACCATCGCGAAAGTGATATCAAAACTCCCACAGCTTTTCGTTGCATATAAAGGCTTTAAGATTGCGAAAAGTGTTGCTCCATTTGTAGGCGCATTCACGAGTGCGATTGCCGGCCTTGCCGGAGCTGGAATAAGTAAAATCGCTGGGAAATTATTCGGAATTTCCAAAGGACAGAGAGCAGTTGAGGTATCGAGCAAGACGAGCGTAAAAGGAGTAACCTCTTTAAAAGAAGGCTTTAATTCACTTCAAAAAAGTGCTGGTATTGCCTTAATAGTAAGCGCCTTAGCTGGTTTTGCACTTGCGGTAAAACCGCTGGCAGAATTAGGAACAACCGCTGTTGCTCCGCTTGCTGCATTCGGAGTTGTTGTCGGTGGTTTAGCAATCATACTTGGAACTATGGGAAAGAAACTGCAGGAAAGTGCAGTTGGCATTGCGGTGTTTGCTGGTGCGGTATCAGCAATGGCATTATCCATGACACCTCTTGCTAAAACTGGTACAGACGGAGCTGTTGCAATGGGAACATTCGGAGTTGTTATCGGTGGTTTGGTTGCAGTATTTGCGGTATTTGGGACGGCTCTGACAGCTGCTATACCAGCGATGCTTGCTTTCGGCGCAACCATCCTTATGGTTGGTGCTGGAATGTCTCTGGCAACGCCTTTTGTTGAAGCACTAGGAAGCGTAATTCAAATACTTGGAGATGTTGTTGTTCAAGTAATAGGGGTAATCACTGGTGCTATCGTAGCTATCTTCCCAGTATTCGGAAATTTTGTGTCAACTGTTTCTGATTCAGTTAGCCAAATAGTATCAGTTGTTGGCAATACACTTGTAAATATTTTTAAAACTGCCGGGGACATCATTACAGGTGTTATTGATTCATTAGGGGATGGGTTTAAAAAAGTCACAGACGGGATTTCGAAAGTTATAGATTCAATTAGTGGTGGATTTTCCAGTGTTTTGGATTCTGTTGCTGGAATCATTGACTCAATCGGAAACTCTGCCAAAAATGCTGGCAAAGGATTCGAGAGCGTAGCTGACGGTATCAACACGATTGCTAGTCTATCTATTGTAGATATAGCAAAGGCACTCGGATCGGTAGCTATTGGTCTCGGAGAAATTTCTGCAAAAGGAAAAGGAATTGGTACCGTTGCAGATGGACTTAACGGAGTTATTGGAGCAATTACAATTGCATCGGTGCAGATTTCAATGTTTTCAGGAACTCTTACGCAACTAAATTCAACGGCCGTTCAAATTCCTACTAGCATGGCTATGATTAGCGGAGCATTAGCAAGTTTTTCAATTCCTGTTATAGATACTGGCAGTATCATGGCAGCATTTGCTTCTATTAGTGCAGGTGCGGAAGCGCTGGTAGCACAACTGGATTCTTCGGCCGCGAAAGCCGGGGCGCAATTTTCAAAAGCGCTTACTAACGGTATGAATTCAGCTGCTAATTCCGTGCAGCGTGGTGTTTCTAAAATTACGTCATCTGCTAATAAACTTATTTCAATGCTGACGAATATTGCAACGCAGGCAATGAGCCAATTTAATTCCGCTCTATCCTCCGGTGCAAGTAGGGCAACTTCTACGGCGAGATCAATGTCAACGTCCATTTTGTCAGCACTTAACAGCACTTCATCTGGTGCTTATTCTTGCGGCGTGTATATTGGACAGGGACTTGCAAAAGGCATGGCATCTACACTTGGATATATCAGATCAGTTGCAGAACAAATGGCTGCGGCTGCAGATGCGGCAGTCAGGGCAAAAGCAAAAATCCACAGTCCGTCAAGAGTATTTGCTGGGCTTGGTGTCTATGTAGGAGAGGGATTTGCGCTTGGAATTGAGTCGATGTCCAGAAAGGTTACAGAAGCTACGCAGAGTATTGTTGAGATCCCAACATTATCCACAGATATGAGGATGCGAGCTTCCGGTGCCGGAGATTCTGAACTTTCCGGTGATTATTCCTATAACAGAAATGTTACATACACAATCGTTGTGCCGGTTGAATATAACGGCAGAGAAGCAGCGCGTGTTACGGCGGAATTTACGCAGAAAGATCTGGAAAGACGTGAGAGCATGAAGATGAGACTGAAAGGAGAAAGAAGCCATGTATGAGTTTGTGGATACAAATAAGGCGGGGAGCAAGAGTTCCCTGCCGAGTGAGGCTCTGCAGATTGATGGGACATATATTGAAAATTTGATTGATGGATACAGAACTCTGTACGTGACCGGTCGTGAGCTTTTGGGATCGGAAATTTCGGAGAGAGAAATTGATCTTGTGGATGGGTCCGAGTATACGGGAAAGCGAGATACAACCAGAAGTATTACAGTTGGATACCAGTTGCTTTGCACATCTCCTAGAGAGTTTCAGGAAAAATTCAACAAACTCTCTGGAATCTTAAATAAGGAACAGGCAAAGCTGATTTTTGCAGATGAACCGGATAAATATTTTATCGGGACGAAATCAAGTGTAGGAGATGTGGAGCCAGGCAGATTGAACGTAAAAAGCGAATTTACTTTTTATTGTTGTGATCCACGGAAATATTCAGCAGCGGAAAAATCGTTTACTGCCCATCAGGAAAGCGGATATCAGACGCTTACTATTGTAAATGGTGGTACAGAATCCGTTCCGGTAAGCTACGATATCACTCACAACCATGAAAATGGATTTATTGGGATTGCCAGTAAATACGGTGCAATACAACTCGGCAAGATCGAAGAAGCAGACGGCGAAGACTATAAGGCGTCAGAGATACTGTCAGAGGGGTATAGCCTGTTTCAAGACGATCACGGTACTTCTCATCAAAATCCGGAGAATACCACACAAGGAACGCTGGAAGTGCGGGACGTTGCCGGATACAGCGTAATGGCTTTAAAGGGTGGACAAGCCACATCTGGATACTGGAACGGCGGAATGAGAACACTTACTATCCCGGTTGACAGCGAGGGCAGACGTGGGGCAAAGAACTTTTACTGTTACACGCAGCACTGGTTCGAGACTGGATTGATGGGACAGACGGGAGCACAGACTATTGCGTTTCTTACAGGGAAAAATGAAGTGATCTGCTCTATGTCTATTAACAAGAGTGATACGGTTGGTAATACGGCGCATGTGGACTGGTTCGCACCACAAAACAAGAAGATCAAGACACTGGATTTCCAGCCGACAGCTTATGAGGGAAACCCGTTTAATTTAAAGATGGGTGGCGGGCATAATGATTTTTTAAAAGAAGGGGATCGGTTGCGTATTTTCTGGTATGGGCAGTACTATTACTTCACTATCCCGGAAATCAAGGACATGGCGTGCGAGAAGATACAGGTCTGGATCGGGCAGTGGGGAAGTAGAGATCTTGGAAATCAGCTGGTTACGCACAATTATTTAAAAAGTATCTGGTTCCGCAAGGATAACGTGGAAAAATACAGAGATGTGCCGAACCGGTATAAGTCCGGAGATGTGGTCTATATTGATGGAAATGATACAGCGGTTTATGTAAACGGGATGAAGCGGATGGAAGATGAAATCCGAGGAAGTAAGCATTTTCTGGTGCCGCCGGGAGAGACGGAGATCCAGTTCTCCTACTCGGCATTTAGCAGTCCTCCACCAACGATTAAAGCCAAAATAAGGGAGGCGTATTTATAATGAATGAAATCAGAATTGCCGTACTGAATCCACATGACAGGGTGCTTGCATTTTTGGATAACACCCATCGAAACTCTATGCATTATTGGAGTGACGAACTCCATGAATATCTGCAGGGGACAGCGAATACTTACACATTTACGGTAAGTTCCAAGCATGAGGATGCGGTGTATATCGTAGAAGGGAATAAAGTAGCCTTTGTATATAACGGAAAAGACTACTATCTGAATATCGTACATGTGGAAAAGGATGAATTTACAGTTACTGCGACAGCATGGTCTTTAAGCTTCGAATTGATCAACGAGAATGTTGGGGCATACAAATCTGAAAGCGCAATGAGCTTTGAGGAATATGTAACTGCCTTTGATCCGGAACGTACCGTGCGGATCGGGATCAATGAAGTGTCAGATAAGCGGATTTCAAACGATTGGACAGGTGAGGCAACGGTACTGTCCCGTTTATTTTCCGTGGCGAATGTATTCGATGCGGAGATTGAGTTCCAGACTGTGTTAAATGATGATTATTCACTGAAAGAAATTGTAATGAACGTGTATCGGGAACACTCAGACAATAACACGGGAGTTGGGGAGTTCCGGGGAGATATCAAACTGCGGTACGGGAAAAATGTTACCGGCATCCGGAAGGAATCCAGTATCGAAAATCTGTACACCGGTATCCGTCCAACAGGAAAGGATGGACTGACTATACAGGGAATTGAGAAAGAAGAGCTGGATGAGAACGGTGTAGTAGAGTTTTATACACAAGGTCCAGATATCCGGGCACCACAGGCAAGAGATCGCTTCCCATCGAATCTGATAAACAAAGAAGACGGATACATCTTTATGCCAAAATCCTACGATACGGATAATAAAGACAAGCTGTACAGTATGGCACTATTGGACTTGAAAACAGCATCTGAACCGGTTGTGACTTATGATGTAACGGGGTACTTTGATACTGCTATCGGAGATACCGTGGAGATTGAGGATGAGGAGTACGTTCCTACATTATATTTGAGTGCAAGAGTATCGGAGCAGGTTCGCAGTTTCACGAATCCGCAAGCAAACAAGACGGTATTTACAAACTACAAAGAGCTGACATCGGAAATTTCGGACAGCTTATTACAGAGGATGCAAGACCTTATTAATAAAAATAAGGTTTA